TGGACTAGAATTTACTACCAGAGGGCTTGGAAGACATATTATGAGACACCAGATAAGTATAAAAGATTATTACGACAAATATATAAAGAAAGAAGGAGAAGGAATATGTAGAAATCCAAGTTGTAATAATAAAACTAAATTCGGCAGTCTTAAAGGATATCAAAAACATTGTTGTCTACTTTGCGCAAATAAAAATCCGGAAACTTCAGCTAATATAAAAAAGACTTGTTTAGATAAGTATGGGGTCGATAATCCAATGAAGAATAAAAAGATAAAAGATAAGTGTGGCGACTCGTTAAAGAAGACTTTTCAAGATGATAATAAAAAAAAGAGAATTTCATTGAAAAGAGAAAAAACAATACAAGAGAAGTATGGAGTATTAAATGTAATATCAATTCCCGGAGTTAAAGAAAAGATAAAGAAAACTAATTTAGAAAAATATGGAGTTGAGTTCAGTTCCCAAAATCCAGACTTTCAAAAAAAAATTAGAGAAACCAGCAAAGAGAAATATGGAGTTGATCACTTTCTTTCTTCAAAAGTAATTATTGATAAGAGAAAAGAAAATAATTTAGAAAAATATGGAGTTGAGTGTGTACTACAAAGATTAGATATAAAAGAAAAGATTAAACAAACTAATCTAAAGAAATATGGAGTAAAACATAATTCACAAGATCCAGAGATTAGAAAAAAAATGGTTAAGTCTCATAAAGAAACAATTGAAAAGAATGGAGAAGAGATTAATGAAAAAAGAAGATTAACTAATATAGAAAGAAGAAATGTTGATTATCCTACACAAGATATCGAGGTTAAAAAAAAATCTAGGAATACATCTCTGAAAACGTTTAAAAAGAAAGTATTAAACTCTATATCAAAACTTGGAATATCTTTGATTGATGAAAATGAATTAAATTATACTTCTGATTTAGTTCATTTAAAATGTAATGTATGTGGTAGAGAATTTACTAATAGATGGTATAATATACAATTAGGATACGGAAAATGTCCAAGATGTTTTCCTCGAAATTCCCCAAGTCATAATGAAATTGAGAATGCAGATTTTATAAAGTCATTAGGTCTTAATGTTGAAATTGGAGATTATAGTTTAATTAAACCATATCAATTAGATCTAATAGTTTATGAGAAAAAAATAGCTATAGAACATAATGGATTATATTGGCATCGTTTAAAAGATAAAGATTATCATTTGAATAAAACAATTTTATGTGAGAAGAAAGGTTATAGATTAATTCATATATTTGAAGATGAATGGATGTTTAAAAAAGAGATTGTTAAACATATTCTAAAAAATATTTTACATAAAAATGATTCCATTAGAATTCATGGAAGAAAATGTGAAGTTAAAGAGATTAATTCTAAAGAGAAAAATGAATTTCTAAATAAGTATCATATACTTGGAGAAGATAAATCAGTCATAAAACTAGGAGCATTTTTTGACAAGGAATTAGTTTCTGTAATGACATTTTCACATGGAAGCATATCTAGAGGAAAAACCAAATCAGATTTAGATTGGGAATTAAGTAGATTTTGTTCTGATTATAATTATCGTATTCCAGGAATTGCAGGTAAATTATTGGAACATTTCAAAAGAAATTATAATTGGAAAGAGATTTATAGTTATGCGGATAGGAGATGGTCAGAAGGTGATCTTTACAAAAAATTGGGTTTTGAGTTTGTCCATCAAACTCCTCCAGACTATTGGTACTTGGGAAAAGATATGATTAGAAGAATTCATAGATTTGCTTTAAGAAAACGTTTAGATGAACCAAAAGATAAGACTGAATGGGAATTAAGATTAGAGGAAGGATATTCAAAAATATTTGATTGTGGAAAGATAAAATTTAAAATAACAAAGGAGTGAGAAAATAATTATCCCACTCCTTTGGTTAAAGGTTATTTTATTTGATAAAGAAATTTAACATAATATGCTCAGCAACACGAGTCGGTTCTAATTCAACATCTATATGAAAAGTTTTAGATTTCAACTCATATTCAGTAGCACCAACAGATACACTATAATTATAAAGACCTCTTCTCGCTCTAATATCTTCTAAGAATACAGTGATGGCTCCACTAACCTGTGCCCATGTGATCTGATCATTAAGCTCGAAAATGAAGAATTGTGAGTACTGAGCAAGTGCTCTTTGGATATAAAGAACTAACCTCACAATATTCAAATCCTGTAATGCACTTGCTTTCGCTTGTGTAGTCAACTGACCCCACACAACATAACCCGCATTAAATTGAACAATAGGATTTATCTGTTTCAAATACATCAGATCTCTCTGACCTGATCTCGGATTAAAACGAAGTTCTTTAATTGTATTAATTGATGCCCGATTAAATCCAGCAGCTGCATACCAAATCTCAGCAACTTTATCATTTCTCGGTAATAGATAAGACATGTGATACATAGGAGAAAACCATACATCTCTCCCAGAGAATATATCATAAGTTCTATTATACTCTTCATAAAGAGCAGCGTAATAAGTATTATATGTTTGGGTATTTGCTCGAGCAGTCATACTTGCGGTATAGTCAGTATTATCTCCATTATCAAGAATAGCTACACAGTCTTTTCTTGTTTCTGCAAGAGTAACTATTTGAGCTTTTACATCTTCATGATATCCAGCATCAAATATCATATTAAAATACATTCTTTCAGGATCTAACATTTCTGGATCATAATCTGGATCTCCAGCATAACCATTGGCAAGAACCTCATTACCTTCAGTAGCAACAATATCTCCAGTAGCGTCTAACAGAGATCCATCGCTCCCTCTTTTTAATGGATAAGGGGTAGTTAAAACATAACCATCCGCGACACTTCCATAAGATTTTTTAACTATATAAGTAATTTCAGAATCTTCTTCAAATGTTGTAGGACTACCATTCCAGGATTGGGTAGCTCCAGCTAATGTTCTTTCATTAAATACATTTATAATAGCACCATCATCGTCAGTTGATGCTCCCAACCAACCCCATATTTCAACACCTTTTCCATCTTTTGCAACTATACAATAAGTAGCGTCGCCAGCTTCTGGATCAGTTTCCCATGGAGTAAAAACCTGATTGGTGTCAGTTATTGTTGCAGCACCATCTGTTTTAACAGCTGAAACTGTACCGATATTTTTGTCATATATTCTGGCCCATTGATCATAACCTTCTGTATAAGCTCCACTGGCCAATGTCATTTCTGCCCGAATTACAGAAGAATAAAGTTGAAGAATGTCTACAATAAAAATAGAATCACCAGCTGAATCCATTGCTTGAGGATTGAAAGAGACTTCAAAAGATTCAATTATAACGGTATCTCCATCTGATTGTTTTTCATATATATCTAATACATATGTATCAAATAACATACTATTAGAATGTTCAGTAATTCTTAATCCTAAAGCATTATAATATTCACCTCTTCCAATAGGATATATCATACATAATGGATATGTTGGAGCAGCAGCCACGAGATTAGTTTTAATTTCAGCTAAGCTCTCCACATCAGATACATAAGTAAAACCTATTCCAGCAGTTGTATCGCCCGCATCTAAAGTAATATCTATTCTCTGGTTTGCAAAGGATGCGTCAGTTGGAAGACATCTCATAAAATAAAGAGAAGACGATTCTCCAAGAAAATTATAAGCACAATACAATCCCTGAGAAAAATTAGAACCATAATCTATAATATTTGGTTCTCCATATAAACCTACTAACTCTGATCTTGAACTAACAAACTTTATTTTATTATCTTCACCTTTCTTTGTAATTCCACACATTAATCCTACAGTTCCAGGAACCGCTTGTACATAAGTACTTAGATCAATTATTTTGGTATATACACCAGGTGATATTGGATTTGCCATTTGAATACTCCTAATATTGAATTTTTAATTCTAGTTGTGAATTTTCTATTGATTTGAAATCGCCTTGGTGGGAAAAGGGACTTTCTATATAGTCCCAATAAATTCTAGAAATATAAATACCATACAAAAACTAATTGTATGGTTGAAGATTTTATTATAGTTGGAAAAGTAACTCTTGCAAATAAATGAAATGGACCTCCAAAACCGCCCGAATTGTCTCCAGCAGTAAAAAGTCCTGCCTCACTAATTTGTTTACTTACTGCGTCTTCTACTCCAAAAGTGAGACCAACTCTATTAATTAACCACGCACTATCATTATCTGTGTCTTGAATATAGGTAGTTGTAATAGGAACTTTATGATAAAATCCATGATGGTAGTCAGCATAATTTGCATTTGTAGCATGTATTGGAACATCTTCTTCAAGTTCGATATCTTGATTACAAGGAGAATACGGATCAAATGGATCTGCTGGATTTACTCCACCACATCCAAGTCCAGCCCAACAAATAAATTCTTCTATATCAGGAGTAATATTTGTATTTTGTGTTTTAAACATTCTTTCACATATTAGTTC